ACTGAGAGCGCACCATCAGGGGCGGTTTCGATCTGAGGCTCATATCGCACTCGGGCACAACCGAGACCAGGGACTAGGCGGTCAAACAAAGCCGACCGTAGGACAGAGTCGTATTCACTCCCATTCTGCTGGACATCTAGATTCAGTAGCCGCTCCATTGTCTCCGCCGCCACACGCCCGACATCATCCTGCGCGTCGGCGTACCGGCGGGCCACGTCGATTTTAGGTAGGTTGCCGTACAGCATAGAAGCCACGGTCTGGACATTGGAGTGGAACAGGTTGAGATTGCCGTGGGGCGTGTCCGACGTGGAGAGCGGGGTTAATGGGTACTGCCCTGTGTACCGCTCCACAATGCGGGTGCCTTGCTTTTTCCACTTCTTCAGCGTCGTTTCAGCTGATTGGATCTCGTCTGAGTAGAATTTGTACTGACCCTGTGGCGTGTCGGCGTAATCGGTTTTTTCTTCTATGTCGGCGGTGTGTTGAGTGTTCATGTTGGCCTACTGGTCAGAATTAGGGGATTGGGTATGTGAGAGGCGAGCCGACCACCGTGAACTGGAGGGTGGTAACGTAGTAGTCGTTGTTGCCTTTATCGGGGGCGTAATGGTGGGTATGAAGTTCGGTGTTGAACAGCGTCACGCCTAGCCCTTGTAATGTGTTCAGCCGGGCTTGGACGAGCGTTTGATGCACAAGAAGGCCGTCGTCAAAGTCAGACTGTAGCAGTTCGTAACCTACCCACGGTGTCTGGTCGCCTGAATAGGGGGTGCTAAGGGGTGACGCATACATCTGTTACAGCCTCATTTTCTGGTGGCGGAATTTTTGCTTTGATTCGTTTTGGGCGAAAAGTTGACTCATTTCACCATAATTTGGGGTGTTTTGGGCGGAAAGCAAAGGTTTTGGGGCCGGTTTTCGGTGTTTTTGCGCCACAATGGCCAAATATCGGTAGGAGTCTGCGAAATCTGAGTTGGACACCAACACGCCGTCTGCAACATAGGCGTGGTGGTGCGGTATAGTCAAGTCATACACTGACTGCCAGCGCCCGACGCGCACGGAACGCACGCGCTTTACAGTTGGCGTGGCAATACTTTGATCGGGTGGGGTATGGCGTGTTGTACTCTCCGTCGCAGACTGTACAGGTTTTTCTGTAATAGATCCGCCCCTCCCAGGTTCGCTTGGCGTGTTCGCTATGCCATTTTCGGCCTGCTTTTGACCTGTGCCACTCAGCACTCTTTCCCCCTGCTTGCCTGAGCTGCTTTTTGTTGGCCTCGCTGCCGATCCATTGGCTGGTCTTAGTGTGCAGAATCTGATGTTCGCTGCGAGATAGGCATTGGAGATTATCGATGCGATTATTGTCTTTGTCCTCGTCAATATGGTGTATATCCATGCCGGGGGGTATCTCGCCATGAGTGGCCGCGTACACTTGACGATGAAGCGCCAAGCCCTTCCCCTTATTGTAGTAGTAGCCTTTCGAGTCTCTGTAATATTTGTTGCCTTGGAACTCAACAAGGGGGTTTTTGCCCTCAAATTGTGCGCCCTGGGCACCGTTTTTTCTCGCCTCCCAGTTTGAGGGGTCGAAATTCTCTTTATCCCCGTCAATCGGGGTGACGATATGCTGGGGTGGGGGTGCTCCATTAGCGCAGGCGTAAACTTCCCTGTGCAAGAGTCGATGGGCGCCGCCAATTTGGCTGACGTACATCTCCCGTGTAGGCCAGTATCTGTATCTGACACCTTGAAACTCTCGGTAAACGCCTTTCTTATCCCTTTGCTGCTCAGTGACCACTTTATCGCCTCGTTTGCTGTATGTAGCTCGTCACCATACCGCAAAGAACCCGCACTAACTAGCCCTTTAGTCGTGAATACCTTGTGCTGTGGCGTGCACTCTAGCTCTGTGGCGTCGTCAAACTCAATGACGATAGTCTGCTCTTGTCGATAGTGGACAGCCTCGATACCGACAGTCAACCCACCAACTAGGACGTACTGGAGCGGTGCTAAATCTCCTATGCAGACAGGGCCTTGTGGCGTGTCCACTTTAGTGTAGGCAGGAAAGCAGCTTCTGTCATGTAGGGGGGTGGAAGAGAAGCACTGGTTCAGCTCGTCCCACTTCTTCCGGTACATCCTAAGCGCCTCTATCCCCTCATAGCAAGCCTCAGCGTTGAAATACGAGTACAGGAGCGTCTGACGAGCCGCTTCAATGCCATCCTCGACAGAAAGCGAGGGCGTTATGTGGGTAGGGAGCTTGGCCGCTAGGAATTGCTCTAAGGCGGACTTCTTAGTAGCGAACGTCTTTGCCCTCGCATCGTGAGGGAGCCAAACAGAGCTGTAGGTGTAGGGTTTGCCCTTTAGCATGTCGATGTAATGGTCGGCAGGCTCGCCGTGGTTGGAGTAGAGGTCAATCACGGCGATCCCGTCGGGTCTCTCTTGCCAGAACCACGCCACCGTGGAGTCACCGCGCCCAATGTCGAAGGCGACTTGCACGGTCATAAGCGGGTCATAGGCGTGGTCAGGGGAAACTTGGCCGGCGGCTTCTATCTGAGTGAGTATAGAGGCGTAGTAGGTGCCGGTTAGCTCCGCCGTGAACGAGTTAAGGAATTCTTGCTCGTATTTGGCCTGCGACTGTTGTTGCCGCATCTCCTCCTGTTGCTCGGGAGAGAATAGCCCCGTGTCAGTGATCTTTAGGTCACGGAAGAACCACCCCGAATCGGGGCCTACGGCCTTCTCTCGGTAGTCATAGAACTGGTTTAAGCGTCCATAAGCAGTCCCAATAATAACAAGCCAGCCTGACCGGTCGAAAAGGCAAGGCATGATGACCGCCTCCAACAAGGAGGGCCGGCACTGGGCGAATTCATCGATAACGCACCCGTCAAGGTACAGCCCGCGTAAGGCGTTGACGTTGTCCGAGCCGGTAAGGAATATTTTTGACCCGTTAGGCAGCGTCACAGACAGTTCAGAGACTTTTACTTCTGTGGCAAGCCCGTCAGTCATGTCCACCAGGTACAGCCACGCCACCGCTTTGGCCTGTGACCGGAAAGGAGCGACGTAGGCGAACTGGGCATTCCGTTTGGTGGTGTACAAGGCGCGAAGGATCAACTCTGCTACGCAAGCCACTGTCTTGCCATACCGGCGGTGGCAGATAAGGTAAGCATTCCGCGTGGTGCGCTGGTGGAATGCCTCCATCTCTTTGCGTGGGGTGTAGGGGAGTGTCCACTCGCCTTGGGTTGGGGTTCTAGCTGTCGCCATCTAAGTTGGTTCTCGGTAGAAGTTCTTGATTAATGACCACTATAGGGGCTTTCTGCTGATCCGACGATGCGTTGGACTCTTTGAGTGCGATTTCCACCTTGTTAAGTTCAGCAATGGCTGAAATGGCAACACGGGGCTGGTCGTGTTCATTAGCCTTAGCGATTCGCCATAGCATGTTATTGCGCTGGGCAATGTGGGGGCCTGCGACCATTGAACCGTAGTACCCGAGCAGGGCGGTTAGCCGTTTCGCATCGGGAGTGTGCATGTTCTTTGAGACAGTGGCAGGGGTTATGTCCAGCATACGCGCAACTTCAGTGGCTGGGATGCCTTGATGCCGGAGTTTTACAATTCGCACTGTGCGGGGTTTTAGCCGACTGGAGACGGTGAGCATCAGCCGTTTAATTTCTTCAGTTGACCGAATGTAGCCATCGTTGGCAGGGTGAGCTGGATCAAGAAGCAGCTCAGGAGGCAAAAGTGTCGAGTCGAGTTCAGGTAAGTCCATAACTGAAGTGTAGCCTAAGTAATTAGCAGGCGCTAATTTTAGTGTGCGCCCAGTGCCGTTTTTAGAGATTATCTGTGAAAGTAACTGTGCGCCCAGTGCCGTTTTTAGAGATTATCTGTGAAAGTAACTGTGCGCCCAGTGCCGTTTTTAGAGATTATCTGTGAATGGCTACTGTACTGGTGCGGAGGGCGATTTTCAAAATCAGTGCGGGGGTGCCTTCGTTTAGCTTTTACTGCCTAAAACTTTCGTATTTCAAAAGTGGAAGTTCCCTCTCTGCTATACATATACAGTGGTGTGGTGGTGTGGTGGTGTGGTGGTGTGGTGGTGTGGTGGTGTGGTGGTGTGGTGGTGTGGTGGTGT